CGTATAGGTTTTTCTGTTAAAATAATGGAAAATCAAGAAGTTTGGGAAGGCATCTTATTAGATAACAATACCACAACAGTAAATATTGAATTAACAGATAAAGGATATCAATACAAATTAAAAGCATAAACACATGACAGCAATATCAACTGCAATAGGAGTAGAAAGAAGAAGTCGAGTATCTGGTTATAAAATCAAGAAAGGCTTTTTCGATAATAATACTTCTAACTTGCCACAAGTAATTGCAATATTTGCAGAAGCAAATACGGCAAATCAGGGTACCTTAACCACTGATAAAAAAGAACTTACATCTGCTAAAGAAGCAGGTGAAACTTATGGGTACGGAAGCCCTATGCACCAAATTATGCGTATTTTAAGACCTATATCTGGAGACGGTGTTGGTGGAATACCTACAATTGCATTTCCTCAACTTACTGATGGTGGTGCAACAGACTCGACTATTGAAATAACTGTTACTGGTGCAGCAACAGCAAACGTTACTCATAAAGTGATTGTTCAAGGTAGAGATACTGTTGATTTTCAGGTTTATGATTTTTCAGTTGTAACAGGTGATGATGTAACAATAATTGCAGGGAAAATAAAAGATGCTATTAATGGTGTTTTAGGATCTCCTGTTACAGCTGCTAATGTAGCAGGTGTTATGACAGCCACTACTAAATGGAAAGGTGTTACAAGTGCCGAGATAAAAGTAACAATTGATACTGGTACTGATACAGCAGGTATTACTTATGCTCAAACAGCAGCTGTGCCAGGTGCAGGAGTTGTTGATTTAGCAGCTTCATTTGCTCAATTTGGCGATGATTGGAATACGCTTGTAATTAATTCATATAACGATGCTACAACATTTGCAGCTTTGGAAGCGTTTAATGGTAAACCAGATGATGAAAATCCAACAGGAAGATATGTTGGTGATATTTTCAAACCATTTGTAGCTTTATTTGGAAGTGTAGAAGATGATAAAGACACTTTAGCAGCTATTACAGATGCAGCAGCTAGAGTTGAAGAAGTGACTAATGTACTTTGCCCAGCACCTAAATCAGATGGATTTAGTTGGGAGGCAGCAGCTAATATGTGTGCAATTTATTCAAGAATTGCTCAAGATACACCGCAATTAGATGCAAACAATAAATCTTATCCTGATATGCCTTCTCCTTCAAATGGTGTTATAGGTGATATGAGCGAGTATAACAATAGAGATTTTCTTGTTAAAAAAGGATGTTCTACTGTAATTTTAGATAAAGGAAGTTATAAAGTTCAGGATTTTGTAACAACTTATCACCCTGACGGTGAAGTTCCTTTGCAATATGCTTATGTACGTAATTTAACAGTAGATTGGAATATGGCTTTTGGTTATAAAGCATTGGAAACTATAAATGTGAAAGATCATGTTTTAGTTGCCGACAATCAAGTTACTGATGCTGCAAAAGCTGTAAAAGCTAAAGAATGGAAAGCAGTATTATTTGATTTCTTTGATGATTTAGCAGTTAGAGCTTTAATTAGAGAACCTGAGTTTTCTAAAGAAAGTTTAATAGTTCAAATTTCTGAAACAAACCCTGATAGGTTTGAAACAAATTTCAAGTATAAAAGAACTGGTATTGCAAGAATTGAATCGACAGATGTAGAAGCTGGATTTTAATATAAACTTTTAAAAAAATAAATTATGCCAAATTATATAGGAGGTGATATACTAGAAATAGTTTGTAAACATCCAACATTAGGGGAGTTTAGGTTTCAAGCCAAAGCTAATGAATCTTTTAATTTAGACCCTGGTGGTTATCGTTCAAATGATGATGCTGGTTCTATAACTGGTTCAGGAAGTATGATTGACCAAATTAACAGAACTCGTTGGTCTATAGAAGGCCCTGTTGCTGTAGATCCAATTTCAGGAAATGAATCAGATAATTTACCAAAATTATCAGAATCTCCAGATTTAGGAACTTGGACTATTACACATATTTCTGGTACCATTTGGAAAGGATTAGGTAAACCTGTTGGGGATTTAGTTCCTGATACAAATACAGCTCAAATGCCTTTAAAAGTATCTGGAAGTGGTAGGTTAGAAAAACTTTAAGCTATGAGAAACAATAAAGAAGGTGGAACAGTAAGCGGTTAATTATTAATACGTAAATATATAAAAGCATGGAAAAAAACGCTTTAAGCAAAGAAGATGTAATGGTTAAAGATATAGCTATTATTGAAGTTCAAAAGTTTGTTGAAAAATGGACTTATGAAAAACCTGAAGAATGGGAAGTTGAAGAAACTTATCCTCAATTATTAAAAGCAGTTCAAAAAGGATTGTTAATATTTGATAAAGAGTATAAACCTACTTTCACTTTAGCTTTTCCTATTAAATCAGAAGGGGAGAATTTTAATGTTGAAACAATTACATTTAGAACTAGAATTAAGCCAAATGATTTATCTAATATATCAAAAGGTCTTAATTTAGCTAAACAACAAGTTGAGCACGTTTTAAGATGTATCGCTTATATCATTGGCGAATCAAAAGGTATTATAAATAAATTTGAGAAATTTGACTACAAAGTAATTGAGCAAGTTTCTACAGTTTTTTTTTAAATTATCCAACTACTGAAGTGATAAATAACTTTATCATTTCAGTAGTTAATTCATACCACTGGACTCCAGATTATTGTGAAACATTATTTGTAGATAAATCTGATTTTAAAGGTTTAGAATTTTGGTATGATAAAATAAAAGAACAACATGATGCTCTAAATGTTAAAAAATAATATAAAGTTTTTGTAGAGCAGAATAATAAAAACTTTAAAGAAATATAATGGCAGCTACTTTAAAAATACCAACTATATTTACTGCTGTTGATAAATTTTCTTCAGTCATCAAGACGATGACAAAAGGTGTTAAAACATGGTCAAATAAATCCATATCAGCTATTCAGCGTTTTGACCAAAAAATTTCAAAAACATTTAAAAAATTAAGCCGATTATCTCAAATAGGACTAGGTCTTGGATTTGGTATTTTATTGAGGGAGGGGTTCTCCGCTATAACAGATTTTGAAACAGGTTTGGTAGGTGTTGGAAAAACTACTGGAATAGCCGATAAGGAATTGAAAAACTTAGGTTTTGATATTTTAAAATTATCTAAAAATCTAAGAGGAATATCTTCTGTAAAATTATTAGAATTAGCACAAGTTGCTGGACAAATGGGGCTGAAAAGTTCTAAGAATATTTTAAGTTTTACAGAAACTGTTGCTAAATTAGAAAAAGCTACTGATATTGAAGGTGCTGAAGGTACCGCTCAAATAGCTAGATTATTAACTATATCTGGTGAAGGTGTTGGGATTATTGATAAATTTGGTGCTGCATTAGTTGCTTTAGGTAATGATTCAGCAGCTACAGAAAGCGAAATTTTATCAGTTGCTAGTGAGGTTGGAAGATCGGTTGCTGCTTATAAATTAAGTAGTAAAGAGATTTTAGGAATTTCAACAGCTTTAAAATCATTAGATGTAGCTCCAGAGGCTGCTGGTTCGGCTATATTAGAAGTATTTAGAAGTATTGAGTTAGCTACTATTAAAGGAGGTAAAACCTTAACTAATTTCAGTAAAATAATGCAGCTAACCCCTAAACAAGTAAAGGAAGCATTTCAAGAAAGCCCTCAAAAAGCATTTTCATTATTTATTAAAGGTTTAAATAGAATTAGCGATGAAGGTGGTAGTTTGACAAAAACAATGATAGACGTAGGATTATCTGGTAAACGTGTTGCAAAAGGAATTATTCCTTTAGCTGTAAATTATGATTTACTGGAAAGTAAAATGATTTTATCAAATAAAGCCTTTAAAGAAAATACTGCTTTAAACGAAGAATTCAACGCATCTACAAAAACAGTTAATGTAGCTATACAATCAATTATAAATCAGTTTGGTAATTTATTAACCGCTGAATCTCAGCAAGGCAGTAAATTAGAATTTGTTCAAAAAGTTTTATTTGGTGTAGCTGATAATATGGGGTTAGTTCTTTCGGTTGTAGGTTTATTAATAGGTGCTTTTATAACAATGAAAGCCGTTGTTATAGGTGCCACAATAGGAACTACGGCCTATAATATTGTTTTAGGTATTATGGGGGCTTTAAGT